AGAACTTTCCCAACACTCGTTCCGAATTCTGATACTCAATTGCATTTCGAATCAATGACGTTTACATTTAACCTGATTGCGCGCTACATATCACACTATAAAACTACTATTATAACGACCGTTCATCTAACAGTGATCTTGTGCGATTTGACGTTGCTAACACTCGTTAGTTCCTCACTCGTGAACGTTCAATCACCAGGTAACTCAACGCGTATTGTCGCAGTCGAGCATATTTCTCAAGATCTTTATTTGCAACTTGAATTGGCAATATCTATCGTAATATTATTATTTCTATTATATACGTTTTGGCGTAACAAAACTTTTCAATCATTTGCTATTTATGACGTGTAGTGGTCATGGGAGGCAGTTGTAGTTGTCAAGGTGCTGAACAACAACAAGGATTCTTTGATGCTAATGATCCAATGCACATGATAGGTGGCGCTGCTTTAGTAATTATCATTTTAACCATAACTTTTATGCTTGGTCGTTGGTTTGGTAGAAGAGGAGCACTTCCATCACTGCCAAAATATCACTTACCATCATATCAGCCACCGTTACTGCCTAGTGGAAACTCATCGCATAACCGAGATGACAACCGATATTAAATACACGCCTACTCCAGAAATCATTCAATGCGGCTATGTTTTTGATCCGACAAAGGTGCAATCGTTGAAGGATGAACGTTTCAGATTATTATCATCGAAATCAGATGAAGGTGATTTAAATAAAAGTATCTTCAATTACATTAAGAATGAATCGCCGGCATCCAAGCATTGGATTGGTAAAGATGTTAATGGACATGTTCTAAGAGTAGAATGTTTGATCCCAATTGACATAACGCAGCCGCCTGACTTTGATCTATCTATGTATCCGTTAGACGATAGTGAGACGATGTTCGCTGATGACCATGACATAGATTACTTACGTAATTGTAAGGTGAGTAGTTTGATGTTGGCATTGGGTGAGACAGAGCGTGAACAAAAATTGATCGCAGAACTGAAGTTTTTGATGACTGCGAAACATTGTCAAACAAGAGTAGCTAAAGTCTGGAAACAGTTATTAATTGTCGTCAAAACGCTGGATGACGCCTTCAAAACAAAAGAATATCCACTACGATATTTCATTGCTCAACTATTCTGTCGGGGCATAAATTTCCCATTTTATCAAAAGAGAGGCGAGCGACAGCATACGTTTGTATTTGAATCAACTGATGTATCATCGGTATTACCACTATTAACATATACATGTATGTCAATAGGAACAGCTATTATGACAGGAGTGTTAAGTCATGTTGAAAGTGTCGTTGCCATGAATAATATGCTAGAAATGGCACGGACGTCATTTGTTGATGAGAAATTAAAATATAAAAGCATAGCAAGAAATTGGTTAACTGAAGCATTGCATAACTTGGGCGACACTCTTATCCCTGTGTGGAATGCGTCTGGTGATATAAGGTCAACGGTAATGAAAAATACTAATGAAAGCGCCTTCGTTCGTTCACAAATAGAAGCCGATCGTGAAAAACGTAAACAGTTAAATAGCGTGATGACTGCCTATTTAGGTCATGTTTTAAGTAAATGTAATTCGTATGATAGTATTAGGAGATATTATACTGCAGTTAGGGTTATGACGAATGATGGAGCATATTTGTCAACGTTAACAGAGCTTTCATTAGATAAGGCGGTGCAACCAATTGCAAGTATGACGGCGGTGCAAAGGCCAGCAGTTTTGGAGCATGATGCATCTGGACGCGCGTATAGACAAACGTATACTAGTGGAGAGTTAAGTGCAGCATGGAACTATCTTAGACCGTTTGCTTCCGAAATTGCAACGAAATTAACAAAAACGAACCTTGATGAACTATGGTTAGGCTTTATAACCACATCATCACCAGGACGAAAGTTAGAAGAAACAATATTACGTAATTTGCATGTGGAGGTACAAAAATGGTCCGGAAAATCCAAGATTGTCATGGAAGCAGTTTTAGCGCCAAAATATCGCGACATGTCTAGATATACTGATGCGCTCACCACTATCAGCCAGTTAGTAGAGAGAATTCAGATTGACCGACGACAGCGCGCTATCTCAGGTCTATCTAACGAGCGATTGTTTTTATCATTCTTGTCATACGTTATTGGAAAGGAAATTTATAACTTAAATTCAAACGCTGCTCAAGGCAAACAAGCGGGTAATGCGTTGGATATCCAAGATATGCTATATTTAACAACCCTACGTAACACCATCCAGTCGTCTATTGACATCTCAGGTATGGACGCCTCTATACAACCAGAAATTAAGGAGTTATATAATACGTTGACATTAGAAACCACGGGACATATGAATACATCTAAGTTTGGACCCTTCATGACTAAAACAATGGAGATTAAAGATACAAAAACAGGTAGTAGTCGACGTGACAAGGTAAATGCAGCTAAGCAAGCAATAATGTATGAGATAGCTAACACCCAAACATCTACTACTTATAATAGTAAAATATTTGGAGAGATAAAGTCAGGTGAAGGAACATATCCATCAGGTCGAGCCGATACATCAACTCACCATACAGTACTGTTGCAAGCAATTTTAAGGGGTAACGAATTGCGACGATGCTCTGAAGGTAAAGCAAGCTCATTAATTGACATGCGTATTTTAGGTGACGACGTTCGATTAACTTATCACGGCTCTGAAGATCTATGTATTAAACATGCCAATGAAGATGCTGAGGCGTTAAATAAGTGTGGTTTCAAAGTGACTCAAGAGTATTCGAAAAATTCAGTTACTTTACTTCAACAACTAGTTGTAAATGGATCTTTTTGGGGGTTTCCAGATCGTATTTCCTTATGGACGCGTGAGAGACAAAAGGGAATGTATAGATATGATGAGAGCGCGAAAGAGGCGACGGCATTATGCGACGATATGATGTCTCGAATTCCACGACCAGAGGGACTAAAGATGTTATTGTTTAATATTTTGTTTTTGGGATATGGTCGCTTGAATATGGCAGTATCCAGACCATTCGTAAACGAATTCGTTAAACTAATCGGTAAGCACGTTCAATATGAGTTACATTCCGACAATTTGGCTTACAAAACAAGATTAATCTCCGTGTATCTACCATTTTATTGGAGTTTCATGGCAGGTGGCGGTGAATTACAACCGTATCCATTTATGCGATCTGACGGTAGTTATACTCCTGATCATTCAATGTATTCGGCAAGAGGGCCCTATTTACGTAGAAATTTATATGATATTAGTGGAGCCGAAACCTCAATTATCAACGAAGAAATGGTGAAACTTGATCACGAGTTATTAACGAAATACGACGTGTTAGCCACCCAACTTTTCATGGATCTAAACTTTCTGAACTTAAAGGTAGAGGCTAAACGAGAACTACTTCCTCCAAATGAGATTGAGAGATTAGCTAGTGACTTAGAAGCGTTAGGCAATGCTGATGCTCGCGTACGATCGAAGATAGCATATGGTAGTTTGAAGAGGGAGATGGCGGATATACCGAAGGGCATTGTTTACGGATACGATCTTTATACTAAAATAGAGCAGACGGCATTAGATCAGGAATCGACAGAAGAAGAGACTAAGTTAGTAAGTATGCGAATGTTAATGAACTTGCGAAAGTATGCTAATAACAGATACATCCGAGCACATGATGATGACGTGCTACATGAATATTGCTTCAATAGACGAGCGGAACGTGCTAATTTCTTGCCAATGATGAAGCACCTCAAAAATTTTAGCATTGCGGCTAATATGGAACCATTTTCGGATGGATGGGCGCTACTTGGTTATCTCGGGCTAATGGATCCCTTAGGTTCGGAGTTGCGGGCTGAACTGGCTTCAATTCGAGGAGGATTTCACAAAATGAGTTATGCTGACCCAAGATTTAAGACGGGATTTAGGATATACAACGAGAACGCGAGATTATTAGAAACTTTCTTCGTAATGATCGGTGCCGACGGAAATGAACAGGAAGCAATGCGTAGAGCATTCGCATACTTTAGTATGTATGGTAGAATCAGATATGAATATATCCAGTCGCCGAGACAGTTGTTCTTCATTAATAATTCTCCGATAGGGGCAGCACGTTTCTTGGTGGGTACAGAGTATAACCAGTCCAGCAGTGCAGTGCAAGCATTATTCTTAACGTATACATACTTACATATACTGTCTAACATATCGGATTATTCAGGCGAACTTTTAGAGTTACGTCTGTCCGATAAATTACGTAAACATCTACGAATTCAGCAGGTGCATGGATAGGAATTGGATATTAGGAACGTTCATAGAACGGTAAGAGGGGGAAGACTTTCAGCT